GGAGTTATCCACAGAGTTTTACACAGGTAAACGTTGTAAATATTACAATAATAAAATGCGAAAAAACTATTGAACTATGCGCACATATGCGCTATAATATAGACAGTTAGCAAGGAAATAAATGCAACAAGCGAAAGCAAAACCGGCTAAACAGGTTAAGATGATCAAACTTAAACAGGAAGAATAAAATGTATTACAACTATGAAGGCGGTGAAACTCTAACCAAAGAACAACATATACAAAACGTTAGGGATTTATTAGAAAATTTTGCAGATTTACCATACGATCTGCTAGTGGAATATGCTGAAAAAATTGCGGCCTTAAGTGAATTTATTACAACGTTATCAAGCTATCATAAGGATGACGTTCTAAGGGCTGAATATCACGTATATCAAAATATGTTTACAGTAGAGTTAATATAAAATGATTAAGCTAGAATTAACAAATCAACAGGCCGAAGATGTATTATTTGCAACTTCACTGCTATATCAAGAATATACCAACATTAGCGCAGATTATGATGAATCAATCCGGCGCTATAATAACACCGTTGACGAACTCCGCCAAACTATTAAAGATCAATTAAAAGAACAGGAGAGCTAAAAATGAACAAATTACATAAGCAAATCAATCAACCTACAATTGAATCATATAGCTACTGTGGAGATATTAACACCTATACTATATCAATCGTTAAACAGACGCTAAAAGACGGCGAAGTACTAATTGAAAGCTGGTATTGCAAAGACGGGGACGGCATGGCCTTTCACGCCTGCGGCCTTTTAGTAGACAACGAGGAGAATAAAAATATATTAATTAATGAAGCTATCGCTTTAATAATGGAGGATGAAAAAGAGCAATATGAAAATTAATATCATCGACGAATCCGACCGCCAGCAAACACTGGAATTCATTAAAGGATTCAAAACCGGCCGGAATAATACCATCGCTAACATCGTCCACGCTCACGACTCCGGCCAAAGTCTAAAATCTATCTATAAGGTAATTAAAGAGATTTACAGAAAGGAGGTTAAATAAATGCAAATATCAATCACGGATGTTAAAACCATCCCCCAAAATATCACTATTCGGACATCCGAATATTACACCCTAAAGCACAAGGCCGATGCATACGACAAACAAAAGGCCAAGCGATCGGCCACAATGAAGCAAACTAATAATAAACTAACACCAGCCCAGCGCACCCAATCAGCACGAAAAGCGGCTCAAGCTAGATGGAGTAAATATGAAGCTGCGCAATAAAAGAACTCTGCGGGGAGGAGGAAGAATGAGTGATTGGGTAACTAATGAGGCACCAGCATACGAAACGACAACAGTTGTATGCAGATGCCCAAAATGCCATGAGGTCGTTCCGTTGCTAGTTACATCAGAAGCAGGCTCGCATATATTGCACATCGAAGTAGGAGAGGAGGAAGAATGAGCGGAACAGTATCAGGCGGTAAAAAAGCCGCCCAAAAGAATATTAAACTACACGGAAAGGACTTTTACAGAGAAATCGGACGTAAAGGCGGAAAACGCTCCACTGCAGGCGGATTCGCATCTCAAAAGGTAGGTAAAGATGGCCTAACCGGTGCAGAACGTGCCAAGATAGCCGGCGCAAAAGGCGGACGCATCAGCAAACGTGTGCCAGCATCCATTAAAGAACTCCGAGAACGTATCACCGAGGATAGCAAACTATTCACAGTGTTACAAGACTATCTCCCAAGTGAAAAAGAAATTAAAAGAACCATTAGAAAATCATTAAAGGATATGTATGACGAATAAAGAATTAACCGAGCTAATGATTAAGCAATTACTCCACGAATGGAAGCGAACCAAATCCACCACAACCGCTTACGACATCTGTAACACCCTTTGTGAGTACTATAAAATTAACGGAAAGGATAAAGATGAAACTACGCAATAAAAAGACAGGGGAAATTGGCGAAATTAGATATGAGAACCATGAGCTATACGTTGACACCGATGAGGGCTTTACTTATTGGCTTAGAACCCTCGCTAAACTCAACGAGGAATGGGAAGATTACGAGCCAAAAGAGCCACGAATCAATAACGAGGACGCAAGGAATGCTGTTCGTTTATGGGCATCGTTATTACAAATCCAAGAAGTTAGATGCAAGAAAACAGCGAAAGCGGGAGACATAGAAGTTATAACGCTTGAAGCCTTCAAACTCATGTCTGCTCCGAGATTCGAACTTGCGGATTGGGCCATTGACGCAGACTTGGCAGACGGCGCAACATACACTATCGCCGAACTCTGCGGAGAGGAGGAAGAATAAATGATAACCAAGAAAATGCAAATCCAAGCCTTACAAGATCAAGTTGGCGAGCTTCTAAGACGTGTTAGAACCTTAGAAGATGAAATAGACACCTTCAAATATACAACACGATGTGAGCTGCTATCACAGCTAAAGAATTACCTAAGAGAAGAAGTTGGGTATGTGGTAGTAAAGAGAGATCAAGATAAAATTGTAGCACAAATTAAAGACAATATTACAGAAACATTATTAAAGGATATTAAATAAAAAATCAGCCACCCTCGCAATAGTGGCTGATCAAACAGGAAGTTGATTTATACAGTTGAGGACACAAATGATAAATGCAACATTTTTATTATACCATGCACCGCCCTATTACGGATGTAAAATCATTCTTTATCTTCTGACTCTCAAAGAATAAACATCCCATCTTATAGGCCGATAGCACCGGCTGGAACCATGTAGAATTACGAGCTTTAGTATAAATAGTATGCTCGTTATGATCGTTAATATCAAAGGCAAATACACAAGGATTCGAAGGTTCAAAATCTTTTGAGATATACACGAAACCAGTTTTCCAGTTGCGCCAGATACCATACTTCTCACCTCTTAGGATAATTGTAGAGTACACTTTGGCATCTTTATCACGCTTTGCAAGGAATGAATCGTTATCTCTCAAGAAGGTGTTATCGATAGCATACTCACCGTACTCTGTACCGTCAATTAACTTACCGAATCGAGTCGACTTCTTCTTATCTCGATATGCTTGATTCTTGATATAGTTAACTAATATCGTGCCATCTTTGAATGTTTTAAATTCAGAGTTATAAGGCAGCGTTAACTTAAAGAAATCAAAATATGGATTCGAAATCGTAATAGCGTTACCGAGCAGGATTACTCTAACATCACGCAGGCGAGCGATCGTCTCGATCACGTCTAAAAACTGGATTACCTCGTTACGTAAGTAATGGTAAGTACCGTTATCGATTAAGAATTCATCGAATATTAAAGTTTTAACCTTCGGAAAAGATGCGGACTTGAGAATATTCGCAGTAGATAGCGGAATTCCGTAACCGAACACTTCTTTATCTATGTAGAATTTATCAATCTTCTTCTTCGATGAAGTAATCCGGAACTGATGATCCAAAAATAAACCTTCGTTCTGTAACTGATCAAAAAATCCCTCGTATGCGTTATCTAGCTCCGTCTTATACCGGCGGATATAGACAAATTCGTTACCGTTTTTTAAATAATCCGTTATAACGAACTTTTTAGCACCGAAGGATTTACCGACACCACGCTCGCCGATCACGAAGTTCAGAAGTGCATTGTAACTTAACAGTTTATTAAAATCGTAAAACATATCACCACCAGATTGAGAAATGATAGAGTTGCTAAACCCCACAATTCAAGTGGAACTAGGCGGCGGCACTCTTTTCGAATGGAATTGCACACAATGGCTTTCCGCTCTTTCTTACCCAGATTTAACAGTACTCTATCACCCTCATCTGTATTATAACAAGTTTTGCACTTTTACACATACTTTTGCACACCTGTGGAAAAGAATATTCCAATTTAACAGGTTGAAAATGGAATATTCTTGTTATAATGAATATATAAAAGAAAGGACACAAATGCCATAAAGAGAAATTTTTAAATCAAATCAGATAAAGCAATTTAAAATAAGGAAATCATAAAATGGAAGAAAATAGTAAATCAATTCAGCTCTTTGACGTTAAAGTAATCTTTGCAGATCTTGAAGATCGTGGATTCGGTCGCAACATCGTGATTGATGCAACTGATCAAGCGACTCAAGATGCTATTAGCATCTGGGTTAAAGACAATAACATCAATGGCGGAGTAGCAAAGTTCAAAGATTATACTACTAAAGATGGTGTTGAAACTAAACAGTATACTTTCAAGTTAAGCAATTACACGCAATTTGGTGGCGCAGATAATCTCGATGAGAAGGCTCTAGGATACGGCGCAATCATCAACTTGATGGCTTCTGCTTACGATTACGATAATAAATTCGGTAAAGGTACTAGTGCTGCACTAAGGGCTGTATACGTTAAAGAAGGCGCAACTAAAAGCGCACTTGGCGAAATTAGCAAATAGTTAACAAAAAGCAGGTCGGATCCGTCCGGCCTGCTTAATGAATATCAAAATTAAAAAAGGATACCAACATTATATGGCAATACGTTATGATAGTCAACTAAAAGCACAGATTAGGAAAACCGTAAAGTCATTTAATGCGAAGATCCGCAGACTTGAAGCTAAAGGTGTAAGCGCAGTTCTGCTACCTAGCAAGGTTAGCACTAAAGAAATTAGAGCCGGCATAGATAATCGTAAAGATTTACGTAAACGCTTGAACCAGCTCAACGATTTTACCAGTGCCGGAATTGTAGAAGAAACCGAAACCGGCCTTTTAGGTACGAATGAGTTATTCATGTACCGGCAAGGTGAAGCGAATAAGGCCATTGAAGCCCTGCAACGTGAGTACGACACTATCAATAATATCCAGACACGCTATCCGATGATGCAAGGCGAGTATGCTGCTAATTTACGTGCTAAGATGAATTATCTCGCTCGTGATATTCGCACGCTGGATATAAAGCAGATCAACATCTTCAATAAGAATCTGCTTACACCGGAACAGAAAAGCTTACGAGATGAACAGTTCTATAATAGTTTTGAACGTATGCTATTTTATAACGCTTACAAGGGTGATGTATCACCAGCCCTGCTCCGGCAGATTAGCGAGTACGTAGAGAAATTATCACCGCAAGAACTGTTAGAACTATATAACACCGAACCAGCATTCAAGTCGATTGTTGAAGGCTATCAGCGCAATAAAGCTGAAGTGGGTGAAGTTGATGCAGAAGAAAGTAAAGATATTTACCAAGCACTTCTAGAGAAGTTAATTGAAAAAGTTTTATAAGAGAGGTACAAAATGCGCAAGTTCGCTTGCGATTTTGAAACCACTACAGATCTAGACGATTGTAGAGTATGGGCATATGCCATCTGCGAGATAGGAGATCCAGATAACTTTATTTATGGTAACTCGCTAGACGATTTTATGGAGTGGTGTCAGAATCCGAAGCAAAATTATTTATGTCTATTCCATAATCTCAAATTCGATGGTGAGTTTATTCTATCGTGGTTACTTAGGAATAATTTTGAGTATGTGGCAGATAAGAAAAACCGCCATGATCATAGCTTTACCACCTTGATTACAGATATGGGACAATTCTATGCTATTGAAGTATACTTTAAAGTCAAAGGTCATAAGGTAAATAAAGTAACATTTCACGATTCACTGAAATTATTGAACTTCTCGGTTGACGAGATAGCGAAGTCCTTCGATCTACCGATAAGTAAGTTAACGCTCGACTATACTGCCAAACGTGAAATCGGCCATAAACTAACACCGCACGAAATAGACTACATCCGGAATGACGTGAAGATTATGGCACTTGCGCTAGATATTCTATATAAACAGGATATGACTAAGATGACAGTAGGTGCTAATGCCTTGCACTCTTTTAAGTCGATGTGCAAAAACTTTAAGCAGCTATTCCCTGTTCTACCAATCGATGTAGATGCAGATATTCGCAAGAGTTACAAAGGCGGATTTACTTATCTATCACCAAAGTACAAAGAAAAAACTACCCGATCCGGCTTAACGCTGGATGTGAATTCCATGTATCCAGCGAAGATGGTTCAAGAGTGGCTTCCCTATTCTTTACCGGAGCCATTCGATGGTAAGTATAAAAAGGATGCGCTCTACCCTCTTTATACTCAACGATTAACCTGTACTTTTGATATCAAGCCGAATAAGATTCCATCTATTCAGCTTAAAAGTAGTCCGAGCTTTATGCCGAATGAATATATCGAATCAAGTCGAGGTGAAATCGTAACTCTAACTCTGACGAATCCAGATCTTGAGTTATTCTTTCAGCAGTATGATGTGAATGTAATAGAATGGCAAGGCGGCTGGAAGTTCAAGAAGGCCAGAGGAATCTTTACTAAATATATCAACTACTGGACGGAGCAAAAGATAAAAGCGAAAAAAGAAGGTAACAGGCCGCAATACTTGCTTTCGAAGCTGATGCTAAATAATCTCTATGGCAAGATGGCAACTAACCCTATTGGCAGACAAAAAGCACCAGTGCTAATAGATAATGAGTTGCACTTTGCGATGTTACCTACGGAAGAACGTAAACCGATTTACATTCCGGTAGCGACTTTTATTACATCCTATGCTCGTAAATATATCATCGAAACTAGTCAGTATATTAGAGATTGGAGCATGAAAAATAAAGGCTTCGATGCCTACGTATATAGTGATACTGATTCTATTCACTGCTTACTAGATAAGTCTGATTTGGATGAGATTGGCCAATCTATCAAGATAGATCCATTCGAACTAGGAGCATGGGATTGTGAAGCTACATGGACTAGAGGACGATTCCTAAGACAGAAGTGCTACATTGAAGAAATCGATGGCGTAATCCACTCTACAGTAGCCGGAATGCCTAAGAAGCTATCTCATCTTGTAACCTTCGATAACTTCAACATCGGATTTACAACAGAATCATTTACCGATGAAGAAATTGGGCCAAAAGGTCGTAAGCTTCGTTACGTACACACCGATGGTGGAGTCGTACTTATGCCAACAGACTTCACGATTAAGTAACAAAAAATCCACAGGGATGTGGAAAACCCTGTGGATAACTATTTACGCTGTGTACGTGTATTTAGGTACTAAGTGTGAATTATCACTAGTAATAGTACCAAACGATCTTACAAGGGCAAATGCTGTAGTAGCGTCATCTACATAATCTGTAGGATAGATAAATGAGTTATTGTTACTACCTACATATGGTCTACGCAAGTTAATATCAGCACTATTTGACTCTTTCTTAAATGGAATGAAAGCATACACATTAATAGCAGTTAAAGTAAGGTTTGCACTTGGTTTTGGAAGTTCAATCCATCTTGTTTCATTTGGACTTACTTTAATTGTTACATCGTTGTTGTTGGCATCTGTATAAGTTTGAGTTTGTACATATTCATATTCATTATCATTTACGAAACGGATATGTGGAATACGAGATGCTAGAGCTTGTGGAATACTAGCTTCAATAGTCTGGTTACAGTTCAGATGATCAATAAGGATACGATGTACATAACTCTGATATGTCGAAGTGTAAGTTATTAGATTATCTGTTGCATGGAGATAAAGATTATTGAAGTGTAGATTTTCCCAATAACTGTTAAAGTCAATACAAGTCTTGTAAGTATCACAGTTACAATATTCAATTACAGTACCCCAAGCATTAGCTTCAGTTGTATTATCTACCTTGATTAATACAGTATTTGCGAACCATGCATTGTATTGAGTTTCATTCATAGCAGGTTCATCATCAAAGATTGTGCCATTGAAGCACCATGCATGAATCTTTTCAATACAGTTAGATCCCCAAGCTGTACCGAAGATAAATGTTTCAACATTTACACCATACAGATTACCAAATTCAGTATCGCCAAATTGACCAGTAATACCCACAGTACCAGCAACCTTGCGGCAACCTAAGTAAATATTATTAAAATTACATTCATAGCAACTGTTAAGCAAATTGATACCATTGTGAGGAAAATCGTAAATCTTAAGATTTTCAAATTTAGCTTTAATACAATAGCTAAGAGCCAGCACGTTTTGGCTAGACGGTGCGCTAAATACCACATTCTCAATAGCAGTTAGATCACGCTGATGTGAGGTTGTACCGCTCATATCTACTGAAACAGCGTTTCCGGTTCCGGTATAAGATAGAGTTGCACCATTACCATCAAGATTGAAGTAACGACGTGTAATGTTAAGGGTAGTTGCATAGGAATAGGTTTTACCTGCGATTAACTTCATATTAGTAACCGATGTATTAATAGCTTGTTGTAAAGCGTTACTATCATCGTGCGTACCATCACCGTATGCGCCGAGCATTTCTGGATATAGAGTGCCAGCAGTAATCAGATGGGCTTTTAAGGTATCACCAATCGCTACAATATCCATCTCATTAGCGGTGCCGCTAGTATTAATATAATAAATACCTGCGCCACCATCATTTACCGTGTGATAACCAAGTGTACGAGCATAGCTACCGTTAATAAGATTGGTAGATGCTTGCATATCAGCTACAGTATCAAAAGTCCAAGTTACATTAGATTGAAGATAAGTAGTAATAATTTCTTGCAAAGTGCCATCTTCAACCATCGCATCTAGCTTATTATTAATTTCTTCTTGAACATCAAGGTTAGCGAAGTAATCATCTACAAAAGTTTTAAGCTCATTAAACTTCTCAATATATTCTTCTTCGAGCGTAGCGTTATTGTTAATAACATCTGTCATGCCTTGAATGTATTTCCAGAGGGCACATAACGCTTCATAGTAGCTCAAAGAGTTATCAAATACCATTGGTACAGCAGATGCGACAAATTTCACAAATGGCGGCACGTTTGGCATTCTGTCTGGTTTATCGTTCATTTCATTCCTTTCCTTTCTATTTAATAGATTACCATAAACAGGTCACGTAAATCCTCGATAATTTCACGATCAATCATCCGGATATTATCACGATACTGTTCGATCATCTTCTGGTAAGTAGCACTAATACCCTGATTACCTTCGTAATGTTTCGTATATACTTGTGTACCACTTCCGTTAGATTCACCGCTAGATACGGTATTAGCAGTATCTTCTAGTTCGTTAGCAGAAGTGCTTGATGCGTACTTACCCTGTAAGATATTACTCTTACTTATCTGACCTTGAGGGGTATCCGATGATACCGTTAGGCCGCTAGAATCTGATGTAGCAGTTGAGTTGCTGGATGTAGTATTAGCAGTAGTATTTTCACCAGTATAAGTTTCCGTATAATTGACATTCGTTAAGGGATTGTACTGTAAGCTAGCAGAGTAAATCAATGGCAGTTTTTCTTCCATGATTTCTTGCATCGCTACTTTGACGCGATGCTTAAATAGCGCAACAGTTTCGGATCCGATTTCATCCATATAATAATGGTCAATGATTTTCCGAGCTAGTCGAGCCGGACTCCAAGTACCCTTATCTGTAATAACCCTGATTTCTTCGAAAGTGAGATAGTTAGTCAAATCGTAATCTTGAAACCATTTAAGTACCTGATCTTCGCCGACAGTTTCAATCACCTTGCGCAGTTGTACAGTATATCTAGCCATTTGCTACCTCCAGCTTCTCAATATTTTCTGCATCTTCAGTATCGAGTGAATCCATTACAATCGATTCTGTACTCTTAATAATATTGTAAACATCGGAACGAAGCTTGACTTCAACATTCTTTCCATACTTCTGGTTGAATTCTTTGGCAGCTTTTTCACGTGGTTTAAGTCCGGACATCAGGTTCAAGTTGACACACTCGTTATTGCTCATCGTTTCGGCACTGATCATACGTTCACGCTTTTCAGAGATGTTATCTACACCCAAGAAGGTTAGAAACTCATTCCAGATACCCATTTTATAATCAGTGAGTTTATCTGCAACATATGGAGCTTGCGTCTGAAGTGTTTTGAATGATTCTGCATCTAGCTGACTTTGTTCAACTACTAGGGCCATCGCATTCTTTTCCACTTGATCGAGCGCATTCATCATCGATAGACGTTTATTCTGATTCGTTACTAATACGAATGGAGTTTTCTGCGCACGAATGTTAACATCGATGGCACGTTCAGCAATTGCCATGCGCATCGCAAATAACTCTACGGATGTTGCAGTTGCTACACCTTCCCAGTTATTTAGTACTAAGATTGCTTCGGTAGATTTATCGTCATCCGTATCATCTTCGTAACCGTTAATCTTAGCTACTGCTTCAGATACACCGTTAAATACTCTACGGCTGGTATTGATTTCGCTATAAGAGTAACAGCGGATCCTAGTAGGTAAACCATATAGGTTCAGCTTACCGGATGTAGCAGATTTCGTATTGATATATCCATATGGCTCAAGATAGAGCATGGCCGCTTGTCCGGTATAGTATAGACAGCGTTCAAGATATCTTGCATCCATTGAGTCCGGTAGATTCGTCCACTCGAACATGGATAGAGCAATACGTTTGAAACGTTCAAGATAATCGAAGTATGTTGCATCGTTCATTAGAACTGCATCTTCAAGATTATTTCGAGCTTTTCTCTTACCCATACTTTCCTTTCTCGCTATACGATAGCGTTATTTTGCGAATAATCCAGAAACGTTGCTGGATTATGCCAGAAGGTTACACCAGCAGTGAACATGGATTTGATTTCATTTAAATCTTCTTGAGGAATATTAGCAATAATATTCGGCTGGACACACTTAATATAGTTCCAGTTTCTTCGTGTGTTTATATTTATTTCTTTCATTCGAGCGACTTTATATCCATACATATCAAAGTAGCTATCGATTACTGCAGCCATCTCGGATCGAATGCTCATCTTGTAGAAGGTAAAACCACAGCGGCCAATAGCGAAGTTAACATCACCAGTAGTTTCGCCGTTGACTTGATCCGGCACGAGTGATGCTTTATATGATGCGCCAGATACAGTATTTTTGACAGCGTTAAATGCTGAACCTATAAATTTACCAGCTTCTTCAATTAGACTACCGAAGTAACCAAATACATCCATAGGTGATGCATTGGTTCCGCCTTCCGGCTGATTCATATAAGTATTTACTGTGTTATTACCTTGAATACCCATTCCCTGCCATGAGTTTTGTGCCTTCCAGTTAAGATACATATCATTCGTCCACGAAAAGGTTGGAGTAGCTTGCATATCTAGGCCGAAGCTATAACCAGATAAGTTAGTGTTATTCTTCTTGTAATTAACCGGATAGCATTTAACACTAGATCCTTCCGTAACTACACCGTTGTACTTAAATGTAACACTGGATGCAGTTGAGAAATCTTCCCAGTGATAGATGTTACTTACACCATGGTTATTCGTGGCCAAAATGTAATTATATGGAAAGCAGAACAGCTTATTATTGTGCGGTACGTAGCCATGTAAGTTACTGTTAATACTTAAAGTGGTAGTACCCATATCCGTAGCACCTAATCCATAAACTAGCTGGTGGAATGTAACTTGAGCAGTGAACGGACTATTACTACTTAAATTGATCGTGTGATTGGTGATTGAACCGGCCGGATAGATAGTTTTAGGAACTGCAAAAATAGAACAAATGGAATTGCCTTTACCTTGATTATCATACCATTTAATAAACTGTGAAAGAGATGCTACACCGGTATTATTGTAATCAAAGAGATATAGATAAGTGCCTTGAACAATTCCATTGTACACACGTGATACGAATTCAGATGTTACAGGTGTACCATCTTTATATTTAGGTGATTCCGTTACAGATAGTACAATATAAGCACCGGCCGCTTCCGGCGCACAGATCGTCTTATTAGTAAATGCGTTAATAATATATTCACCAGTTGAAAGGCCTTCGTCAAGAGTATGCGCACCGATAGAGTCATTTGTTACGTGTTCACGTTCAATAAATGAATCTTTATAGTGTAAACTTAGCTGCCATGTTTGCCATACATCCGTTTTCAGCTTTATCTGTGTAACATTATCATTTACATATTCCATCTTCTCAATGAAGCAATAGAACCACTTATTACCATATGCAACATTTTTATACATACAGTAATTGTAATTTCGAATATCCTCAAATACAGCAGGGAATCGAACTGTACCATCCTTACGCTGGTAAGTGAAATCCGTTACTTCTAAAGGGCCTAACGTTCTAAAGTACGCTTCCTGTTCGGCATAACTAGAGAATGTTAATTGATTCTGCTGGTCAATTTCAAGAGGACACTTCAAGAGGATTAAATCAGTTGAAGGTGTAACTATAGCCATAACCCCATTATAGCACAAAAAGCCATCCACAAGAGGTCAGAGTGGATGGCTAACACAGTGAGGAATTTTATTCTATGTGTTTATTTTCTATGGAGTTAGGCTGTAGGACGGTAAGGGTGGGCATCACCGCCCTACACTTTCATTATATACTTGTACAATAAATTTATGCAATAGCATTATGTACATCTATGCGCATATCAGTCTTGAATCGCTAATATATATATATTACAATTAAATTGTCTTAAGTCGTTTCTGCACTTAGACCGGAACCTACAGCGTTCAGGCGCGAAACTATCAAAATACCACCCCAATTTGAGGTGGTATTTTGTTTGAGCTGATTAGCTCGCAGCTTCAACAGTTACGCTGATCGTATCGGTATGGGTAGTCGTACCATCTTGATCAGTTGCAGTAACAGTGATAGTCGCAGAACCAGCGGCTACACCAGTGATGATTACATTGTTACCAGAAACTTCAACAGTGGCATAGGTAGTAGCACTCGAAGAAGCCGAGAGGGTAGCAGTTGAGTTAACTGGTGTGAGAGTAATAGCGGAAGTCGCTTTCTTACCGGCAGTAACAGTAATAGTATCCGGATCAGCTTCAACCTTAGTGGCTGGAACATCTGGATCGTCAATTGCAATTACAACACCATTCGCAAAGAGGGAATAGTTGTACATCTTGACAACGTTTAGGTAATATTGCCAGCTACGGTTGTTAGGATTGAACCACATATCGAGGGCCATATCCTGTTGCTTAATCTTGAACCATGCTTTATCGCAGATGATACCGTAAATGCTGGAACCATCGTAGATTTTAACACCATCATCAGTATAAGTGTCGAAGTTATCAACAGTAATAACACGACCAATGAAGTCAGCCTTATCCATGTTGAAGGCGGCGGCCAAGACATCAACATCAACAGCGGCCATAATATCGGCACGAATGATGAGGACAATATCTTCAGGCGCACACCAAGTCGTAACTGGACGGCCAGCACCACCAACCTTAGCCCATGAGTTGAAGTCAGTGGATGGCATCTGGAATAAGGTATAAAGCTCACGAAGCTTCTTTATCATAGCTTTACCGGTAGCTTCGTTCGTAACAGCACTAACCTTGATATAGGCAGCTTTGTTAGCAGAGAAGGCGGCCGAAACTAGACCCTTTGTGTATTGGAACATATTAATATATGCACCGTTGTAGAGGGCATTAACAATACCGTTAATGAATTCCTCAAGATCACGCCAAGAAGTGAAGGCTTGACGAATTTTATCACGAGTAAGCGTTACTGGATATTGAATATCCATGTTGACGTTCAAGTATTGAACCTTAACATCAGCTTCATATTTCTGAAGAATGCCAGCAAAGTCGTTAACATCGAATTGGCGGCCTTTAACTGGATTGATGTAAGTTTCTTCACCAGCCCAGCCGAGTGGCATGTTTTCGCCTTCGAGTTGTGCTAGTGGATTGTCAAATAGACGAGTTACAGTTGCAACGTAAGCAATCTGTTTCAAGAGGCCGAAGAATGATTCTTGAACAGCCTGATAGTTTGAGCCAAAGATTGGCGCACCCCATTCGCCGATGTTAGTATTGGCATCGACAACAGGGAAGTACTGGTGGAAAATATCACCAGAGTCAACCGACATCTCACGCATCTTGTTGAGAGCGGTTACAAGTCCTGCACTAGGATTCATAATACTCCTTACTTTAAGAATTTACCATGAGTATCGAAGATATCGCCGAAGGATATGGCTTTCTTTTCGCCACGTTCTTCACGATTACTAACAGGTTCACTTCCTTCCGCTGGTATCTGTTTCAATAGATTACCGTTTGCGAGAATTAACTTCTCGTTGCGTTCACGTAGTTTCTCAATTTTTGCATCTCTATCTTTTAGAGCTTTTTGAGTTTCAGCGTTACTGCTGATCAAGATTCCAAGATCATCAGCAATTAAAGCCGAGTTTTCTTTACCGAGCTTTTCTTGCACTCCGTCTAGGAACTTTGTCAATTCTTCATCACCCATAACTTTATTATAACACCTTTATTTTAACGTTTAAAATTTGGCCAATGCGCACGTGCAATTACCCAAGGGAACTTATCACGTTTCGGAGTTGTACCGGATGGAGTTGGAGTCGGGGTAGGGGATGGTGATCCACCATTATATTTCTTCCAGTTATGACTATATCCTACGATGATTTTTGTATCGTTGACATATACACCACTCCAGTAATGAATGCGGTTCGCTAGATCCCAGTTACCACCGGAACGTTGTATCAATCCTTGCCAGTGGCCTTGACCGACGCAGGTGTGAACGTGATCACCGGTTACGTATCCATATGTACCGGTACGATAGCAGAGCTGGCCTTGCTTTACGACAGTGCCTACTTTAGTGTATGGTGGACTATTATCGTGCATAAATAGGATGGTTAAGTAGTCTAGGCGGCCATTCGGTAAATGTACTTTTCTAGTTGATTCAAAAGTAACACCATGACCGCCGGAATAACTAGGCATATAATTGACTACTTTCATTGTACAGGGCGCATATAGTGGCGCACGTGTAATTACCCTACTTCCGTTATATCCGATCAAGTCGATGTTATATGTATTGTAATGAGAATAACTACCACCTTCATCCTGTGTCATATAAAGATATGGCATTGGAAATAATGCTACTTCATATCCATCAGATGCTATAAGTGTTTGATTAGCCTTCATTATGCAAATACTACAGGTATGCAACCTTTAACTTTAGTGATAGTCATGCTAGAAGAACCAAGATTTATAAGTGATAAATTATAGGTATAATCATCAAATTCACCGATGATAGTGCCACCGTCAGTGAGCAGGGTAGAGCTGGCCTTAACTAATGGAATTAAGTCTGTGAAGGTATACAGAACTTCAGAGGAACCGGCCGCAATTGTTAGTGAACCTTCTAGATCAATAAATAAATATCCTACGTTACCACGCTTTACTACGTTGATATTACCAGTAGTCCATGCGGATGCTGGTAGAATATCCGTAACTTGTAGAGTAACTAGATCATCATCGGTTAGAGTTTCCATACTATCAGATAGACTTGTAATAGTAGATTCAGCGTTTTGGACTCTAGTATCTAGTTCACCGATGGCATAGGTATTATTAGAGATTGAAGTAGATTGAGTACTAATGTTATCCGAGTTAGCTTGAATAGCGGACGTATGAGTATCTAACGTGTTATCCATTGTACTGATAGCAGTGGTATGAGCTGAAACAGTATTACTAAGAGTACCTACAGTTGTGGATAAACTTGTAAGGCTACTACCAGCATCTTGAACTGCGGTAGTTAAATCATTTATATAGGACGTTACTATAGAGTTACTCAAAGGATTTGATGAATCACTATCTAGATTTGAATCCACTATTACTGATGCAACACCATCAGCAATTGATAAACTGTTTCCGATCTTTATCCCACCCAACGTGCTGGACGTAGCTACTGGAAGGTTATATTCCGTTGATTCTGCATTTAGAGTGCCATCTTCCTCAATAGTGAGGTTTGTACCAACTTTAATACCACCGAGCGTAGTAGCGGATGCAATTGGTAAGTGATAGTTACGAGTTGCAGTATCTATGTTGATTGTAGGGGTAGTGCGTTGAATATTTATATCAGACATGTTATACCTCCGGAGTGATTACTAGTTTACCTTCAACGATCGTTTCGTAATCCGAACCGTATAATGTTGAAATCTGATAGATGTAATTCAATAGTTGTAGATCTTCGGTATCCATTGATGGAATAAATACATCATATGAATCCATATCCTGTACTTTTTCAATTCCATCATTTAACTGTAACTGTAATACAGGTGTTGTATCGCTTGATTTATCTTTAACTGTGAGATAGATGTTATCTGGCAGGGTAGTAGCGTTCACAAAATTTATTCGGAATTGTAATGCATCGCCACGTGGTAGAGTAAAATTTTGATTTACCATTATTTAATCCTTATTTTTTGATTTACATATATTAGATTTGGGTTCTTGATGTTATTATCTTTAGCTAACTTCTTAACCGTAGTGCCGTACTTAAGTGCAATCGCTGACAGGGTATCACCTTTCTTTACAGTATAAACAGTTTCATGAGATACCGGTTTATCTGATTTCCAGAAGGCCTTATAGCGGAATGCACCCAAGAATGACATTAGGTTAAATGTTACAGTAGTTACCTTATTTCTGATTATACCTTGATTCTGCGACTGGAGCGTAACTGTATTATTCTTTAAGTTAACTGCAGTTACAATACCAACATGGCCGAATTGACCTGTGTTTAGAATTACCCAATCGCCGTATTTTAAATTATTTTTATCGGTTATTAGATCGAACTGTTTACCAGCGTTAGCTTTTCGAGCCGGAGCCGAAGTCCAGCATCCACGAGCGCAACCAGTACCACCAGTAGATAGTGAGCGACCTACCTGTTGTAACCAGAAGTAATCACCATAATCCCAACATTGAGGTCCATATGCGCCATCCATATCATAGGTTTTACCTTTAGTCTGATCTATAAACTGTTTAGCTGATTTCCATCGTTTCATTTAGACTCTTTCTTTAATGCTTGTAGTGCCTTTTTAATCGATGCTGGAATCGGCAGTCCAGCTATGGATAGATTTTCAAGTACACTTAATCCTTCGTTGGCCACGAAGTAGTAGATAACAAGAGTTCTAATAGCACCGGACTCGCCGGTTATCCTATCTACGACCACTGCAAGTGCTACAATACAGAGAATTCCAACTTTCTTTAAAATGCCTTTGAACCCAATTTTTGAGTCTAACGTTTTAGTATTGAATGCCTTAATTAAACCGGATACATAGTCAATGGCGATAGCGATCAATAGACACTGCATCGCAATATCAATGCCGCCGAACATCCAGATCATGATCGTACCAAGTTCACCTATGAAAAGGCAAAATGTTTCTTCATTCATAATTATATTGTAGCAGAGAGTTTTCCACATATCCACAGAGATATGCACAGACAAGAGCATTTCTAATGTCGCACAATATTTATTTTACGACATTACCGGCTTTCCTGCCCAAAATGGGAAGTGAGGGGGCTGAGGGGGGAATTACCC